TTGAACCACAACGTGGACACGGTGTCCAATTGTCCTTATTTTCCATATTACTACCCCCTAAAAGATTTAATTTCGTTAAATATATTCTACACCAACATAAATTTTCTTACAAGCATAACAAAAGCCCGGCGGGGGTGACCGGGCTGAAATAAAGAGCTCTGGTAAAACAACAGAGCACATTTCTATTATACCAGTTTAATTATAACACCCTTTAAAATGCCTGTCAAGTACAGTACATTTTCACCAGTTTTCCCTCACAAATTTTCTTATGTCATCATAATCTATCAAACCGCTTGCTATTGCAAGCATGATGCCTTCAAGAAATATAACATCTTTCATCTCTTTATACTGGCTTCTATATTGCAAACCTAATTGTCTTTGCACGTCATTATCTGCCAATTCGTCGAAATAACGCTTTTGTATTAAGACAGCATATTTTGTTTTATTTTTCTCATCTATGTATTTCATATCATTTACCACATCTCTAACTATTTTGAGCCATTGTTGTTTCTCTGTAATATCCTTATCCATTGCTATTTTAATTGCTTTTACTTGTGTTGGATTACTATTATGACTTACTCCTCCACCTCCTGTTTCCTTAAATTGTGCAGGTGATGAATGAATAATATCGTTTATTTTTTGCTTAACTTGGAATAAAACCTGATAATAGTTGAAAAAATAATGCTCAAGAACGTTTCGCTTCGGCAGTTTTTTCAAGATGCCACCTCCTTAGTTCATTTTCCCATCTTCGTATTTCTTTCATGAATTATGCTATACACCTCCCATTTTCGTTTTTCAAACATTTTTGACATTTTTCAGGAATTGCTGTCATATCTCCACCTCCATGATAATACACCATCCACATTACTTGCCCCTAACGTATCAAATTCTTTATCAAAAAACGTTACAAATCTAGCTTTATCCCATCCAACAATAGGAGCATATTTATCATAAACACTATGATATGGAACATCAAAAGCAAATATATAAGCCCATACATCTTTCCAACTCCAATCTTGCAATGGCCATATTTCTTTTATCTTTGTCAAACTTTTTTGCGCTTCTATACGCAATTTTCTCGATATAGACTCTTCTTTACGTATACCAACAAAACAGCCATCATAGCCTTGCTTCAATAGTTTTGGTACTACCCTACCAAAAAACTCTTTATACCAAATTCCTGTGTCTTCTCTTGACTTGTATTTGTCTGAAGTGTCAATGTAAATATTTTTAGCTCCTATTTTTCTCATGTTTTCTATTATTTCTTTTTCGTAAGCTCTAGGCATAAGATACGGCCCATAATCCCAATGGAATACAAGTATCTCCGGGTCGTGCTGTAATACAAGATGTAATAGTGCAGTGGAATCCTTACCACCGCTATAGGCAACATACATCTTTGTATATCTTTTTAATGCTTGCGAAATCATTCTATTAGCCTCATTTAATTTCTGTTGAAATTCCTCATTCTGAGCCCATTTTTTTAGTACTTCTTTGATATTCATCCTTCAATTTACACCTCGCTCCCGGTGGTACGCACAGTACCACATTTCTTGGACTCCAATATGGCCCTTTATAAGATATATAAGCAGTTTCTTCATATTCCTCGCACATTTCTATAGGAATAGGACGCATAGCAATATCACCGGCTACCAAAGACCAATCTTCTTCAATTTCTTCAAAGATTATATCTCTCACTGCACCAAAACCTATGCGAAAATCATTCCCTAAGCCTATCACATTTCTCAGAATAAGACCTTTGATAATCTCCAAATCTCCGTTCACATAGAATACTACTTCCTTACAAGTTACATACGGTTCTGCCATTGCATATGACTTAAAATGACCACTACCTACTCTGATTTTTTTCTTATTCAAATCACCTACCCATTTGTCTTCGAACCTTTTGTAAATCCTCGTAATTTTAACTGAAGACTGTGGTACAAATTGACTTACACTTGCATGATAGATTTCATCTGTTTTTTTGAGAGGTAAAAGGCGGTTATTTTTGGGCAAGTACGGCGATAAATCAAATTTCTTCGGAGTAATGAAGTAATCTTGTCCAAAAGCTTCAAGAAGAAGTAAATGCGCAATAAGACTATCAAAATGTATCCATGGATGTGAAAGCGCTACCGGTGAACCCAGCTTAAATACAACTTTAAAAGGTCTGAAGCGCCCCCACCTAACAGGCGGGGCAGCTTCAGCAAGTTTTGAAAAATAGCGTATTTCATTCTCTAAAACTTGCTTCATAACATTCCCTCCAGTTCTTGAAGGAGCTTAACTATATCATCCTTCTTTTCTTTTACAAATTCTAAGTACAGGCTCGCATCCGGTTTATTCTTGTAGTTCAGAAGTACTTTTCCATCTCCACTTGAACTCCTACCGCCAACGTACGGCATAAGTTCAAATAAATCTAAAACCCTACCAAAACAGCTTTTTTGCAGTTCATCTGGCATTTGTAACACAAATCTGTGATAGAATTTAGTGCCGGGAACAAAACATTCATAATCCACTTTCATTTGAACAGCTTGTTCCCTTTCTTCTCTTTCTGCCCTTAAATCATCTCTTCTTGTTATAAAGCTTTGGTCTGTGAATACTCTAACCGGTTGGAAAGCTCGTCTGTCTTGTTGGTAATCAAATGGAAGGTAAGGTCTGTATTCATCACATATAGGCCACATATGCTCAACAATTAAAAACCCTTGTATCATCTGGTTACCAATAGCCGCACCAAATATTGCTACTGGTACAAGTAAATCTCTGATTTTTTTCTTGAAAGCTAAATCTATAACTCCTGAAGACTCATCCGTCGTTTCTAGTACTCCACCCGAAAAGAAAGCGTGGTGTAACTTTGCATTCGTAATTTCGTAATCCACCAATTCAAGAAAATCTTTCATAGCTAATCTTCTTAATTTACCACGTATGCCATTTCCTGAAATATACGGTATTGGGACTTCGCCTATTCCATCTACATACACCATAATTGTCCGCAAAACTGGAGTAGAACCAGTCTTTTCATCACCCCCATGAAAAATTGGCGTCAAAGCAGTAACAGTACCTTCAATCTCATAGTAGTTAAGCATTTTCCATTCCTCCTCCTGACTTAATAATATCTTCAATAATCATCTGCCCTCTTGATTTTTTCTTTTGTTCTTTTATTTCCTTCGCCCGCATAATTGCAAGCATAGAAATAGGAATATGCTCCATGTACATTTTGTTTAAAACCTCTCTTTCATGTGGACGTAAATCCTGCATAATGCTTATAGCTTCTACTGGGACAGACTGTAAACCAAAATAGTTGGCTAGTTTGCTCATTGCTTCATACAATGTTGCCCTTCTACTTGCAGCTCTAACACGGTGATTAAAAATGTCGTGCGGATTTTTGCTTGTCTTCATCTTTTTCCAATCGATTGTGCTGTAGATGATTGCAAGTAATTCTACTAGCTGTTCTTCAATCTTTTCTTCTAAAGACATCAACTAACACCTCCCATAAAATATCATTTTTGAATTTTGTGAGTTCTTTTAGAAAATCATGGTAGCCTTCTTTGTATGCTTTCTGCCATGTTTTCATTTTGAACTCTGTCGTTGTAAGTTCTGTTTTTGATATGCCATAGTTCATAGCTTTTTCTATCATTGCAATATACTGTTCCGCCTTGTTTTGCTCGAATAAAATCGGAATATCATACCTTTCATGTGAAAAGAAATATCTATTGGAATCATATGCTACACGGTGTATTGAAGAAAGCCACGATTGCTTTTGTCCTGCTTTTGCTATGTATATGAAGAATGGCGGTTCAGGAGGATTGAACAGCATTTGAAGTGCTTCATCGTTTTTGAATATATGAAATCCATAAAGACTGGCTACCCATGATTTTCTACGAAATGTTTGGTCTGAAAAGAGGAATGCACACTCCGGACACATGCAATTACCTGAGAAGAAATTACTCCAACCTGTAAAATTGTCAGAAACACATCTCTTAAGTGGGATACCATTATTTACCTCAGCACCACAAACCACACAAACTCCTTTCGTGTTTCCTGTTTGTGGTGTACTACCTGTTGCCTTGAGAAGCAATTCACCTAGCTTCACCTCCTCTCACCTCCTCCACGACAACTTCCACAAATTCATCTTCCGCATAAATCTTACTGATGTACATTTCCACGATTTGTTTGTCATCGTCGTATGCAAGTCCATTTAATGCGTCTGCAATTACTTTTGCTATATTATC